CTTTTGGTCAATACGACGGAGCCTTTTTTAACCAAGGGCTAAACGTAGTGATTAGCGGTACGGTTGCTGCAACTGTCATTTACGAATAAAGGGTTGCCATGAGCCGCTTAATCTTTAATGCCGATACATTAGGCGGCACAACTACCTTATCTTCTGCTGATGCAGTCGGTAACTTTACGATTACCGTACCCGCCGCTACCGGCACAATGTCCATCAAAGATGCCTCGGGTGATGCGACATTTCGCAACCTGACACTAACTGGTGCGGTGCTTGCCGGTGCCTGGAATGGCTCGACCATTGCCGTGGCTTACGGTGGCACAGGTGCTACGACTTTGACGGGTTACGTCAAGGGTACAGGCACAGCAGCCCTCACAGCGTCAGCTACCATCCCCAATACCGATATTACCGGTTTGGGTACAATGTCTACGCAAAACGCTTCAGCAGTCGCCATTACAGGTGGTACAGCTAACAGTTTAATTCTTGGTGGCACTACTGCTGCTGCCGCTACGGTCACAACGCTACGCATTGACTCAACTTTGTCTTTGGCAGGAGCCACCGGCACTAACGGTCAAGTGTTGACTTCCAACGGTGCGTCAGCTCCTACTTGGCAGTCCGTGGCGGGTACAGGCACAGTCACAAGCATTGATGTGTCGGGCGGAACTACTGGTTTGACCACCTCCGGTGGGCCGGTCACGGGCGCGGGTACGATTACTCTTGCCGGTACGTTGGCTATTGCCAATGGCGGCACGGGCGCCACAACTGATTCTGCGGCTCGCACAGCCCTTGGTCTTGGCACAATTGCTGTCCAAGCAGCAAGCTCTGTTGCCATCACCGGCGGCTCAATTAACGGCACAAGCCTTGGTGCTACGACCGCAGGGTCAGCCAAAGTCACAACTTTAGATATTGCAACAGGTTTAACTTTAGCTACTTTGGCGGGAACCTCCGGTCAAGTGCTAACTTCAGCCGGTGCGGGTGTTGTGCCTACTTGGACAACACCGACAACCGGTACAGTCACCTCTGTCGCCGGTACAGGCACGGTCAACGGTTTGACCTTGACCGGTACGGTCACATCATCGGGCAGCTTGACTCTTGGCGGCACGTTAAGTTTGGTGTCACCGCCAGCTATCGGGTCTACATCGCCCAACACCGGCGCGTTTACTACGCTCACATCATCGACTAGCTTTACGCCAACGGCTTACACCGAAACCATTGTGGCAAGCGGCACGGTTGGCGCATCTGCTACGTTGGCAATCACCGCCGGTACGATCTTGACGGCGACCTTAACATCAGCCACGGCTTGTACGTTTACCATGCCCACGGCAACTGCCGGTAAGTCGTTTACCTTGCTGCTCAAGCAACCCGCATCCGGCACGGCTACAACTGCCACCTTTACAGGTGTTAAGTGGAACTCGGGCGGCGCACCGACTATTACAGCCACGCTAGGCAAACTAGATATTCTTGCTTTCGTTGCGGACGGTACTAACTGGTATGGCACAGCTTCACAAGGGTACACCTACTAATGTTTGCTTACCACACCCTTTTTCAAGCATCTTCTAAAGATACATCTCCGTATTCCGTATCCTATTTGGTTGTTGCGGGTGGTGGTGGTGGTCGGTTATCAGGCGCAGGTGGTGGTGGTGCGGGCGGTTTATTGAGCGGTTCATTAAGCCTTACTAGCGGCACGTCTTACACAGTTACTGTAGGCGCGGGCGGCACTAGTGGCAGTTCAGCTACTAGCGGTTCAAACAGCGTATTTTCAAGTGTTACCGCTACTGGTGGCGGGTTTGGCGGCGGAGGTGGTTCTAGCGGTGCAGCGGGCGGATCATCCGGCGGTGGTGGTAATAGCGGCGGAACATCTCCAGCTACAAGTCCATCAGGACAAGGAAATGTAGGGGGTTCGGGCGGCGGCGCGTCTGAGTTTGGCGGTGGCGGTGGAGGAGGCGCAGGCGGTGTAGGTGCAACAGGCGCATCAGGCGGCGCAGTTCCAAATCCATCAGGCGGTGCTGGTTCAGCCTCATCAATCACAGGTTCATCTGTCACTTATGCAGGCGGCGGTGGCGGTGGTCATCAAAACCAAAGCGGCACAGTTCCTTCAGGTGGCTCAGGCGGCGGTGGTAATGGAGCAACACTTTTATTAGCGGCTACTGCCGGTGCAGCCAATACAGGCGGTGGTGGTGGCGGTGGTGGCGGCTCAGTAAGCGCAGCCGGTGGTTCGGGCGTAGTCATTCTGTCCATTCCAACTACACGCTACACCGGCACAACGACAGGCTCACCTACAGTCACAACTAGCGGCGCAAATACGATATTGACCTATACGGCATCAGGGAGTTACACAGCATGAGTTATTTTGCAAAAGTACCCACAATCACAGACGGCAAAGGCATCGTGGATAATGTCATTGCCGCTGATCAAGCGTTTATTGATTCAGGTGCGGAAGGCGACCCTAGTATGTGGTGGCAAACCTCATACAACACCCACGGCAATGTCCACTACGGTCAAGACGGTCAGCCTGATGGTGGTGTAGCGCTGCGCGCAAACTACGCCGGAATTGGGTACACGTTTGATGAAACTGTTGTCCAAGACGGTGTGATTGGTGTGTTCTACGCGCCCCAACCTTACCCATCGTGGATTCTAAATACTCAAACGTATTTGTGGGAAGCACCTGTGCCCTACCCTAACGACGGACAAAATTACACTTGGGATGAAGCAACTCAATCATGGGTGCTTGCGCCCGTATAGTCTAAGTAATATACTAATCGTACTGGTGCGATCCACCAGGACTCTTCGGAGTTACAAATGTCAGACGAAGTAAGCCAAGCGGAAGTGCCCGCGCCGACACCGGAAGTTACGGCAGAACCGGTAGTTGAAGTATCTGCGCCGGAAGTACCCGAAGCAGCACCTAAGACCTTTTCACAAGAGGAATTAGACGCAGCCATCGGTAAGCGGCTCGCTCGTGAGCAGCGAAAGTGGGAAAGGGAAAGAGCGGTTCAACCTGTTGCGCCTCAAGCACCGGTCACGCCCGAGCAGTTTGCCTCAAACGAAGATTATGTCGAAGCCTTGGCAGAACAACGTGCGGAGCAAAAACTAGCGGAGCGTGAGCAACGCAAGCAACAAGCTGAAATACTTGAAACCTATCACGACAAGGAAGAGGAAGTTCGTGCGAAGTATGAGGACTTTGAACAAGTCGCATACAACCCGAATCTGCCGATTACTACCGTGATGGCCCAAACCATTCAGGCCTCGGACAATGGCCCCGAAGTGGCTTATCACTTAGGTGCAAACCCCCGAGAAGCGGAACGGATTTCACGTCTTTCGCCTATCATGCAAGCCAAAGAGATCGGGAAGATTGAGGCTCAGTTAGCCGCAAACCCACCGGTCAAAAAGACGTCCAACGCACCAGCGCCTATTTCACCTGTTTCAGCCCGTACGACCGGCTCACCGGCATACGATACGACTGATCCACGCTCTATTAAGTCAATGTCTACTTCCGAGTGGATTGAGGCAGAAAGATTGCGACAGGTAAAGAAGCACGAAGCGCGTACCCTCCGCTAACTTATTTTAGGAATTATCATGGCAAATAGCATTCTTACCATTGACATGATCACCCGTAAATCCCTCGAAATCCTCGAGAACAACTTGGTGATCAGTCGCAACGTCAATCGTCAGTACGACGATTCATTCGCCGTTGAAGGCGCAAAAATTGGTTCAACCCTGCGTATTCGCTTACCCGACCGCGCGTTGGTAACTGACGGCGCCGCTTTGCAAGTGCAAGACGACAACGAACAGTTCACAACTTTGACTGTTTCAACCCAAAAGCACATTGGCGTGAACTTCACGTCTGCCGAACTCACCATGCAATTGGATGACTTCGCAGAACGCGTTCTCAAGCCCCGTGTGTCGCAATTGGCATCAAGCGTTGACGCTGACGTGGCAACTGCCTACAAAGGCATTTACAACTCAGTAGGCACTCCTGGCTCGACTCCTTCGACTTCTGCTGTTCTGCTTGCAGCACAACAGAAACTCAACGAGTTTGCCACCCCCATGAGCCCACGTTACGCGACTGTTAACCCAGCCGCCAACGCCGGTTTGGTCGAGGGCTTGAAAGGTCTGTTTAACCCAACTGGTACTATCAGCCGTCAGTTCAAGAACGGTATGATGGGCGAAGGCGTATTGGGCTTAGACGAGATCAATATGTCGCAGTCGATTGTTCAGCACACAACCGGTGTCACACCAACTGCCCCAATCGTGGCGACTGCTGTGTCTACTCAAGGTGCAACATCACTTGCTATTAGCTTTACTAGCGGCTCACCCACGTTCAAGATTGGTGACGTGTTCACCATTGCTAACGTGTATGCAGTCAACCCACAAACC